TCGGTCGCGTCATAGAAGCATTCGAGCGAACCCTTCCACGAAAGCTGCGTCGAGTCGACACGGGTCCAGTCGTCGCCCATCCGGGAAACGTCCACCTCGTTTGCGGATTCCGTGATTTCCCACGACCGCAGTTCGGCCACCAGAGCGGTCACAGTCGCGCCGACCTGGATTACACCTTCCTTGCCTTTCGTTACCGGCATCGTCCTTACCCCTCGGGCTGTTCAAGATCATTCACGTCGATACGATACTCAAAGCGGAATTGCAGGACAAGCGAGGAAATCCCCACACCGCCTTCCACCTCGTCAAACCACCGGGCAGACGTGGGTTCCGGGTATCCCTCGCACAGATCACCCCACACGCCACCGCAGAGGGTCGCCGTGACGATCGTCTCGTCGGCGTCGAGGTCATCCTCGATCCCATCGGCCGACTGACGGCTGATCCGAACCGCAAGGTCCAGTTCGCGCATTTGCAGGCTGGACGCCATCGTTTGAAACTCGCCGGTTTCGCTGGCGGGCTTCAGGTCGATCAGGGGCGCCGCGGTCACGTTGCGCGCGAACGCGCGGTGCGACATGACCACATGGCCAGGCATCGCCGCAGCCAGCAGATCACGCACGCGCTGACGGATTTCCGTTCTGACGTTCGGCATCAGACAATCCCCAAGTAGATCGACACGGTGCCGTCGCCTTCATTCATCCACGACACGACGCGATAGGTCACGTCACGGACAACCACGGTCTGCCCCGCAGCCAGGTTTGCAGCGTCACTTTCGGAAACGGTGAGGATCGGCTGGCGCAGGATATCCGCACCCATCTGACCCGTGGTTTCGATTTCCACATCATCGTTGTCGAAAATGGCACCCTCGATCTGCACGTTATCGATCGTGACGGAATACTTTTCTTCGCCGAAGTCCTTCGGGTTGAAAACGATCTTCACATCACGATCGATGAACGCGCCGGGCATATCAGGCGCCCGGCAGTGCAACGCCCTTGGCGGGCTTTTCGGCATAGCATTCTTCAGCGCGCGGCGGCTTCATGTTGCAAAGGGTTCGCCAGTCGCCCTGAGACTCGAACGCCGACTTGGCGACGATCTGATCGGGTGCGACGTGATCCCCATTCAGGCGGAAGCCTTTCAGGGCGCGAATGTGGGTGTATTCTTTATCTGCCATGATGCAGTCACTCCATCGGGGTTTCAGGGTGTGGAGCGGGGCCGAAGCCCCGCGCCGTTATCAGTTGCCGAGCGAAAACGACCCGACGCGGGCGACGGCGAAGTCAACCGACTGGATCGCGCGCAGGCGCACGCCACCCGAGAGGAACTTCGCGGCCACGTCGCGATCAAGCGCCATACCGCCCCACAGGCCCATCAGCATGTCAGCCCAGTTGCCGAAGAACAGATCACCGGCCGTCACCAGGTTCGACTGGCGATAGGTGTGACCATTCAGCGTGCCGCCGTTACCCTCGACGATGAACCCGTTCTGGCCCGAGACCTTCGAGGTCTGCTTGAAGTAGCCGTTCATGTTCGTGTTCGAGAGGTATCCGGTGCGGCCGAGCAGAGCGTTCGCCGCTGCAACGTCCGATTCCAGATCGACGATTTCACCCCAAGTCGGGTTCGCACCCACGAACGCCACCGAGCCGATGCCGACTGTGTTCTTCAGGCCACGCGGAATACCGGTAAGGCCCGAACCCTGCAGACCGGCCAGGTCGATTGCTTCGGCCATTGCACGGTCAATCTGACGGCGCACATAGGCTTCAACGTCGATGGTCGATTGCTGGATCATCCGGCGCGTCAGGTCCGTGTAAGCCGCCACGTCTTTGATCGACATGGAGACTTTGCGGAAAGTCGGCACGGTTTCGACGGCGTTGGCATCTTCAGCAGCAAGCCAGGTCGCAGCCGCGTTCGCGTCACCACCGGGGATTTCGATGTTGCCTTCGAGTCCGGTCAGCGTGGTCACACCCATCGACAGCACGGCCGAGGCGGCGCGCAGGTTGTCGATGAAGCGATCAGCCAAGTGTTCCGTGTCCTGCACGTTCGGGTTGCCCGTGGTCGAGAGCGGGGCGCGAATGTGCAGCGGCAGAGCGGACGAACGGTTGCCTTCGGAGTCGATGTAATCACCCCACGAGTCCATCACGTCAACCGGCAGCATATACTGACCGATCGAGCGTTCGGCGCGCTGCGATGCAGCACCGCAGGCTTCAATCTCGAACGCGGCCAGTTCGAGGTCTTGGCGGGTCGCACCTTCAGCCATCGCACGGGCCAGACGCACGACACTGAAACGCTGACGTTCACCGCGATTCAGGCCGATACTGCGATCGACCAGCGGCGTTTCGGCCGGGACGACAGCGCGCAGCTTGCCCTGGAACTCGGCATAAGACGGCACACGGCCGGCGCGGACGCAGGTTGCGACATACTCGTCAGCAAGCTGGCGCTGATTGTGCGCGGTCGCCAGAGCGTTGATTTCCACCATTGCCGAGGCGGTTTCAGCGTTCCGTGCCTCGTGGTTGACCACCACGGTCGGCAGGGTCGGTGTCGGCGCCGGGGCCGGTGCGGGGGCCGGGGCCGCGCCGCGATCTTCAGTCTCTTGCACTTCGGGCGGCATCGTTTGCCCCTCCTTTTCAAGTTTCGGTTCACCCTTCCGCCCGACACCGACAGTCTGATCTGCCGGGATAGTGACGAAAGACGCCTCGACGGGTTTCCACTTAGTCACCCGATAAGACTTCTTATCCTCGGAAACGATGTATTCGTCAACTTGATAGCCGACCGACACGTTCCGAATGATCCCCAATTTGATATCAGAAATGATCCCGGCGACCTCTTGCCGCCCCGAGAATTTCACCGCGACATAGACGCGGGCGTTTTCCAGCCATGCGCGCATGACGACACCGATCTGTGCCGACAGGCCGTCATAGCGGTTGTGGTTATCCAGAAGCGGGGCGTTGCCCGAGTTCAACCACGACAGATCGCAAGCGTCCGCCGTGTGAACAAGGATTTCATCGCCCATGTAGCGACCATACGGTTCTTCAGACGACAGTGGGAAAACGAACAGATCGTCACCCTCGACCCGAAGTTCACCGACCGATCCGGCCCGATAAGTCGTTTGCGTCGTCATGGTCACACCTCGTCGCCATCAGCGGTATCGCCATCAGGTTTATCCTGCGGGGCGGGCGCCGTCAACTTTCCGAACGTGATCGGCAATTTTCGCGCCTCGATCTGTTTGAAATCTGCTTCGAGTTCGTCGAGCAGATCATCGAAGTCGATGCCACGTTCCGCCGCGACACGCGACGGGCTGGTTTGACCCGTGGCGATCGCCTCGGCGTTTGCCGATACGTCCTTGGCCGGATCAACCCACGCCCACCCGCGCCCACGGAACAGGAAGTTGTCGATGATCATCGCCATTCGGGTCGGCGGGATCGGGCTGGACGGCATCAGAGAGTTTGCCTTGACCCATTCCTTGAACACGCGATGCCAGAACTTTTCGCGCAGGACGCGCTGCAGGCCGCGATAGAAATCACGATCCTCGATGACCACGGTGCGCGCGGTCGAGTACGAAACCCCATCCGTCTCCATGCAGAGACTGAATGCGCTGATCCCCAGGCCCATCGCAACCGACCGTTTGATTTGTTGCTCGAACTGCTTGTAATCGACCGACGACGCTTTGGCGTCAAACTGCTTGAAATCGTAGCCCTCGGGCAGTTCCTTGAACGTGCCGGGTTCCAGTTCAACCTGAAACTCGTCGAACGTGTCGTGCGCGATCTGATCGTCGGCCAGTGCCTCGATCTTCGACGCCGGGCTGTTCAATTGCTTGACGAAAAAGCCCATCGTCGATGCCGCGATGCGGCGACCGGTCACTTCGGCTTCACGATACCCGTCGAGCATCTTGATTTCAAACGCCACCGCCGCCGCTGGCGGTTCACCACGGGTCTGACCCGGACGATCCCGGTTCGTCACGACATGGATCACGCGATCTGCAGGCAGGCGCCGGTATTTGCGCTGCGACGATCGACCGGACCAATACCACCCCGGATCGCCCGGATGCTGCGTCAACACATGGTAAGCCACCGGGCGATCATCGGCATCGACCTCGACTCCCATCTTGATCTGGTTGCCGGTCTGCGGATAGACGCTGTTCAACGTCTCGTCGATCAGGTCCGCGTCGAGCGGGTTGATTGCAATCCCGTCAGGATACCGCGGGTTGCGAACGATTTCCGCGAAGAACTCGCCGTCACGCCGAAGGCAGCAGATCGCCAGTTCCGACAACTCGACGTGATCCAGCTTGCCGCAGGTCGTCGGCATCATCGACCAGCGCCAGAACGCATCCTGCACTTTCTTGTTCAAGACGGAGTCAAACGCACCATCGCCTTTCCGCACCCGAACGCGCAGATGGAACCCCTCGGGGCCGACCACGTTGTCCTTCAGCAGTTGAAGATACCGTTTCATGGTCGGCGAGTTCTTCGCAAGGAAGCGCGCCCGGTTCCGCAGCTTGGACAGACCGTGCATCAGGTCCATGTCGGCCGATGTGTTCATCGACTTGAAGTCGGCATAGCGCGCGGGATCACCCGCTGCCGTATAGGTGCGGCGCGCGGTGCGAGGGACCGACGACTTGCGTTCAACGATGGTCACAGGGGCGGTCGTGCGCTTCAGAAAGCCGAACATCAGACGAACCTCACCCGGAGTTTGCTCTTGCGTTTCGCGGAGTCGGCCGTCAACGATCCGCCATCGCGTTCGATTTCAGCCTTATAGTAATCGCGCCATTTCATCAACTCGGCAGGCGAAAGTTTCGTGATCTGACGGTTCTTGATCGTGTAACTCGCCACGTCAGAGTCCGCGCGTCCTTCCAGCACCGACTCGATCTTCTGCACCATGATCCGCGCGTGCGTGCGTCGATCCGTGTCCGAGAGGAATACAGAAACGAAACCTTCCGCAACAACGATGCGTTCTGCATCCGAAACCCTCGTGACAGCCAGTTCAAACTGATAGTCGCCCGCGATGATCGTGGTCCCGGTCGTCGGGATGGTGAACGTCCACCCGTCCGCGCCATGAACCCCATCCACATTGAACGACTGCGACCCGCACCGGAACGTATAGCGTGCCGTGTAGTCGGGCGATGCCACGTCGATTTCACGCAACCAGACGGTGCGCGATCCGATCAGGATCACATCGGGTTCACCGACGCGGACCTGACTTGTATCAAAGGGGTTCGGCAGCATTTATCATCCCTCGCGCCATTTGTTCACCCACGACGACCGGGCGGGGCGGCGGGATTTCGTCGATCCACCCGCTGCACTTTCCGACGCTGGTATTTTGACCATGCTGTTCAATTTGTCCATAGCCTGCCGCAGCAACGCGCGCCGCTGCGACTTCAGATCGACCGAAAGCATTTCAAGCGCGCAGGTCGCGTATACCCGCAAGTCGAACGGTTCGTTGCGCGGGCGCACTTTCACCCATTCGAGGCGCTTGAAGCCCTTGGCAAAGCGCGTGACCAGCTTTTCAGCGGTCAGCCCCATGAAATACTCGTCGGATCGGTTGTTCGGGAACGCGCAGTATCCCGGCGCGTCAGGATCGTGAACCTTCATGCGCGCGACGACCATTTCCTTTGCCGTATCGACACCAAGGTTGAACACCTGGACGCCAACCAAGTTCGTCTTGGCCGGTTTGCCGATCATCGGCTTGCCGACACCACCGACGCCGCGGATAGCCACAACGCGCGGAACCGTGGTCGTGAAGCGATAGACCTCGTGCGTATAGTGACCGCCCGAGTCGATGCAGGTCAGGCGCGGCGCCATTTCCCCGAACAACGGATGCTCGAACGTCCGGTTTAGGGTCAGGCGCAGGTTTTGCCAGAACTCGGGCGTCGAGGGGTCGCCGTAAAGCTGCAGGTAGTCGAGCGACCATGACCTGTGGTCATCACCCCACCCGACGAACTCGACCTCGGCCCGATCGTCCTGCATGTCAACCGCGCCCGTGATCAGCGTCACGCCTGCCGGCACTGTGTCGGTGATCCAACCAGGATCGCGGTTCTCGGCAACGTCCGACCAGTCGAGGCGCTGACCCTGTTCTTCCCACGTCTCGCCGAGGAACGTGTTCACCCACGTTTTCAACAACTCTGGATGCGTCTTACATTCAAGGAAGTCGCGAACACCATCCGCCAGCCGGGCGAACGGCGAATAGATTTGCGACATGTGATATCCGACGATCCCGTTGAACGGGCGGCGTGCGCGCCATTCGCCCCGGCGCACGGCAATGTTGCGCTTCACGTCATCCCACAGCGACCCGCACCCCTCGCAAACATAGGCGGCGGTTTCCGCGTCACCATCCCACCACCGCACGTTCGCCCACGTCAGGACCTGGTGATGACCACAGTCCGGGCACGGACACCACCGTTGCCGCTGATCGGATCGTTCATAGCTTTCCTCGATCCGGCTTTCGCCCTTGTTGCCCGGCGTCGAGACGTAAACGATGACCCGGTTCCAGAATGTCGTTGTCCGCTTGATCGCCAGCTTCAGCGGGTCGCCCTCGGTGCCGGCCGATCGCTCGAAACGGTCAACCTCGTCGGCCACCACGACGCGCACCGGGCGCGATGCAAGACCTGACGGCGCGTTCGATCCGACCATCGCCAGGTTTCCACCGGGGAAACGCTTTGTTTCGATCGTGTTGTCAGAGTCGCGCGATCTGGCGGTCTTTACCAGCCCCGTCAGGACCGGCGAATCGCGCAACATCGGCGCCAGACGTTCCTTCGAGAACATCTTCATCGAACTGATCGTCGGGCTGACGTGCAGGATCGGGCATGGGTCCTGGTGCATGAAATAGCCAATGACGTTCTCGACGAACGACGACTTGCCGACCTGCGCCGAGGTCATCAGGACGATTTCACGGACACCGGGCTTGCCGACCATATCCATTGGTTCGCGCAGATACTCGACAATATCGGTATCCCATTGCCCAGGGGATGCGGACGACTCCGGAGACAAGCGGCGGTAGCGGTCGGCCCATTGGCTGACCGTCAAATCAGGGGGCGGGGCCATCCGAGATAGCACCCGCCCGATAAGACTTTCCGCCGTTGCAAACACGATGGATCAGCGCCCGCGCGCTACGCCAGCCCGAAGGGTCGAGAGGCCGAGCAGGCCGAACGCCTGACCGATCCAGTCAGCAGACGGTTCCAGTCCGGGGATCGGGATTGCAAACACGTTCACCGCGACCAGCGCCGCGATGCCAATGATCGAAACCAGATAGGTCTTTTTGCCATTAAGCAGATTCATTCAGGAACTCCCTCACGTTAAAGCACGGGCAGGCTTTTGCCGCATAGTCATTGTGACCCGAGATTTTGGTAATCCGCGCCCGCGTGCGGATATCCTCGATCTTCGCCAGCACCGCCTTGCGCTGCGCGGCCGTAAAGTGTTCGTCGAAGTCATCGGTCGCCGCACCGCCGTAACCACCGACAAGGCTGATCCCGATCGTGCCAACATTGGCTTCCTTGACGTGCGCACCCATCTTGGTTTCCGCGCGCCCCGGCAATACGGTGCCGTCACGGTCGATGACCCAGTGATAGCCGATCATGCTGAAGCCGCGCAGCCGGTGCCAGCGATCAATTTCCTTGATCTTCGCCGACAACGAGTCGTTTTCCATCCATTCAGGGCGGGTATCCGTGCAATGCAGGATGATTTCATCCACCTCGGCCGACCCCTGATAGAGTCGTTTCGTCCCTGTGGTGATCGGCGCCGGCGCGGGCGCGACGATCTGACCCGTTACGGCAATCTTGCCGGTCTCGATCAGCAGCTTTGCCATTGCGGCGGTTTTCGGTCCATACAGACCATCGGCGCCAAGACCTGCAGCCGCCTGAAATCGTTTGACATTCTCGTTCATGGTCACATCACCCTTGGCAGGACAACCAGCAGGACACCGAAAATCACGACCCCGACACGCATAGTGTGCCAGAAGTCAGCGCACGGATCAGACTTTGGTCGCCGGAATATCGGTTTCTGCGTCATCGTCATCTTTTCCCATAACTACGAACCGTTCTATCAGCGTGACGGCAACGAGTCCTACGAAAAACGCACACGCACAGACCACCCCGAAAGTGTGACCAGCACCTTCCGGTATGTCAATGCCGTAGTATTTGCTGATCAGGATCGGCGCCAACCTGCCGAAACCGAAGGCCGTGGCGCACCCGATGAAGGTGACGCGGATGCCCTCTCGCCATGTGGTTTTCAATGCCGCGGATCGCACGGTGCCACCGAGCGCGCCGAAGGCTGCAAGCACCAGGTTCTGTTCCGACAGAACTTGCTGCAACGGGCCGTTAGGTTCAATCATCTTCAGGGTCACCCTCGTCATCGGCCGCGTCGTCCCGCCAATTCTCGGACAGTTCGATCAGCGCCTTGTCAACCGCCTTTTGCAGCTTGCCTTGGACAGAATACAAATCGCTATCACCAAGCACAAGCATTGCGACTGATGACGGAAGTTGACGCAACCGCCGCTTGACCCGATCACAGATCGATGACCACGCCGCTTCAACGTCATCGACGGGGATCAAACGACCCGCCTCGACCTCGTTTTCACGCTCGACCTTGACGGCCTGCGCGGTCTTGAGTCGCACCTCGGCCAGCGTTTTGTCCAAGGGGCTGACGGCAGTATCATCATCGCCGGGGGACGGCAAGCGCGGCGTCGATTTGGCGGTCACGGGTCCCCATCCGACCGGCCCATGTGGATATAGCGGGCGATCTGGTTTCGATCCTCGACCCGGACGCTTGACGAACTCTTTCCGCAACCATTCGCCAAGTTCGCGCGCCGGGTACTTTCCGGTTTCAGGATCACGCGGTGGACCTTCCCCGGCCTGATTGTAACGGACCAGAGTGTTTTCCTCGATCCCGGCCAGGGTCGCAGCGGTCGCAAGATCGAGCAGTTTCACCGGGAAAGCGTGTTTGCGCGCTGCCATGATCACATCCATCGGGTTTTCGATGATTTAGCCAGATTCCGCAGGATCGGCAACCACTTTGCAAACTTTGCAATCGTTCGCTGCAAATTTCTGCTAACATTATGTAATATTTAGTCTCTAGCAATCAAAAGGGCTCGTGCGTTACC